GTTGCATTTTCAGCAGGTGTCACCCAGCGTAGATTATTATGTTTATCATTTAATTTGTTATTATCTATATGGTCAACAAATGTTTTAGAAACATCATCATTTGGTATAAAATGCTCTGCGACTAATATGTGTATATAATATCCTACGTTCTTATCAAATTTTTTATCCCCTTTAAGCAATCCTATACTTTGATAACCATTCGAAAGGTAATAAGTCAATTTTCGATTTGACAATAATGACCATACATTGCCAAAATTTGATATTTTATAGCGTCCGTCATATCCAATAATGTCTTTGTAAATTTCACCTTGTTCGATATTTTTGGGATCAATTTCATTTATGATTTCTTTTTTCTTTGATTCTTTTCTTCTATCGTTTTCACGGACTAATATTAATTCTAAATTATCTATTCTATTATTAAATCTATTGCCATCAATATGCCTTACAATATATCTTTTATCATTCAAAGGACTAATAAATGTTTCATATACTAAATTATGTACTCGTTTCGTGTAATTAATTTTATTTTTACGTAATGTTACCATATGAAAATCTCTTATAACCATAAAATTTAATAATTCATTTGTTGTTTTATTTTTTATATTGCCGTAATTTGATATCAAATAATCCTCAAACTCATTGATTTCTTTATATTTTTCTTCTATTGTTGCTCTTAAATTTTCAACAAAATGTAAATCTTTCAATATGTTTTGTGATATTTGCGATTCATCGTTTGTAATTTTTATATTAAACCAATTTTCAATCTGGACCATTATATTTAATAGTATATTTGTATATAGTGAACTTTTAAATATAAAATATAAATGTCAATTTTTATTATATTTTTCTTATGTAGTATTATAAAATGTCAGATAGACAAAATAATTATATTGATCTTAAATTAAACGGTAGATTGTTTCCGAGCTGGATACTGGCTAATTTTCCTAATTATAAACTTCCTGAAATTTTGAGAACTGAAGGAGAGGACCCATGTAATGCAACGCAATCTAAAGAATTACGATTATATCAAATATTTATCAGCAAGTATTTAGATTATAGATCACCATATCATGACGTTCTACTCTATTTTGGCCTTGGAAGTGGAAAAACACTCACGGCTATTAACGTCTACAATGTCTTATACAATTATACGCCCGGTTGGAACGTTTTCATTTTACTAAAGGCAAGTCTTAGGGATCACCCATGGATGAGTGAATTACAGGAGTTCCTTCAAAAAGACGAACTGGAATATAGGTTTAAGAACATTATATTCGTCAGTTACGATTCTCCGATAGCCGACAAAGCATTCCTCGATGCTGTTAAGAACGCCGATACATCAAAAAAATCATTATATATTGTTGATGAAGCCCACAACTTTATTCGTAACGTTTATTCAAATATTAACAGTAAACAAGGACGTCGTGCGTCAACAATATATGATCATATAATTAACGATAAAAAAGAAAATGAAGGTGTTAGAGTTATTTTACTATCTGGTACGCCAGCTATTAACACACCATATGAATTAGCACTATTGTTTAATTTATTGCGTCCAGGTATTTTTCCGAAAAGTGAAACACTATTTAACCAAGTATATATGTCATCAGCCGGATACAATAAAATTAGTGATGCAAGTAAAAATATGTTTCAGAGACGTATAATGGGACTTGTCAGTTATTATATTGGTGCAACTCCTGATTTATATGCATCGAAGACATTAAATTATGTCGATGTTGAAATGTCAGATTATCAGTCAGATATTTATGGACATTTTGAAGAAATAGAAGATAATATGGCGCGACAAAAAAAAGCAAAAAAAGGTGGTTCAGAAACATATAAATCATATACCCGTCAAGCTTGTAATTTTGTATTTCCACAAATCAACCAATGGGTTACTGGTGAAGGTAGACCTAGACCCAATAAATTTAGAATTGATGAAAAGGATGCAGTGATTCTTGATGAAGGTAAAGGTAAATTAAAACTAGAGAAAGGATCAACCAAATTTCTCAATGTTCAAAAATATATGAAAGAATTGAATATGTATGTCGATACATTTGATCAATATTTGGAAGAACAAAACAAAAAAGATAAACAAAATGGTCATACGATAGTTGACGATGTGAAATCTTTCCATGAAAAATACAATGATATCTATGAGGATTTTTTCAAAAAAGAAACTAAAAAATCATCCTTATTTGAAGCATTGTGGAAATCATCGGCTAAAATGACAAACATTATATTTAATATATTGAAATCACCAGGTCCTGTATTAGTATACTCAAACTATGTACTTGTAGAAGGCTTGCAAATTTTCAAAGTCTATCTGAAACATTTTGGTTTTAGTTCATATGAAGACCAAGGAAAAGGAACCAATGGATTTAGATATGTTGAATATCATGGTGGTATTGATGAGGGACAAAGATCTATTAATTTGGAGGTATTCAAAAATATTAATAATAAACATGGTAAAATTGTCAAAATTATTATGATTTCCCCAGCTGGTGCCGAAGGTATCAGTTTAAATAATGTTCGTCAAGTTCATATTATGGAACCTTATTGGCATGAAGTACGTATTACACAAATGATAGGACGTGCTATTCGTCAATGTTCACATAAGGCTCTTCCAATGGACGAAAGACATGTGGATATCTATAGATACAAATCAATTCGTAAAAAAGTGGGAGCAAAATGGACAGCTGATCAGCAAATAGAAAATTTAGCTAGAGGAAAGGAAGGATTAATACAATCTTTCTTAGATGCAATGAAAGAGGTAGCTATCGATTGTGTTTTAAATAAGGCACATAATATGATGGCCCAAGAATATAAGTGTTTTCAATTTGAAGAACCATCATTATTTGATGAACAAATTGGTCCAGCGTATAAAGAGGATATGTTCGATGATATGAAAATAAATAATGGAAGTAACAGTCCAGATGCTTTAACTATGAAAATTAAAGTCATGAAAATTTCTTCTGTTATTCAACTTACTCCTGAAGATGAAAATGGAAATGCAACTTATTCAGATCCTAAAGATTATTGGTATAATCAAGATACAGGCACAGTTTATGATTATAATTTACAATATCCTATGGGTAAAATTGCAACCGATGAAAACCTTCCCAAGAAATTAAATAGAGATACATATATTATAGACAAACTAATACCCATCCCATTAATTAAAGAACACTAATTTAATATTATTAAATTGACTTTTTAATACAATTTTAAATTCATATTATTATATTTATTTTTAATTTCGTTGAATATAATATTATCATTATCAAACACGTGATATTTAATTATACCAGTTTTATATTCCCAAACACCAACTAATTGTACATTTTCATCTAAAATACATTTATATTTATCAATATAATAAGATTTCCCATTTAGTATTATTTTTTCTAGTATGTACTCATTGTCTGGTATTTTTTTTGGTGTTAATATTTCTGTTAATATCAGATTACGACTTTTTTTCATTTCGGGAAACATACCTAATATTTTATCGACAATTTCAATTTCTTTAATTGCAATTTTTTCTGAATCACTATATCCATCCTTCATTTCATCAGAGTTGTAATTTGAAGAATCATTAGATCTTTTAACTAATGAATCTGAATTTTCTGAATTATTTGAATTTTCTGAATTATTTCCAATTAATTTTGTAAGAATATTTTCTTTTTTTTTCTTTTTCCCTTTTTTATCATCTAATAACTTTTTAATGGATATATTTGACGTTTTATTTTTAGTAGAGTTGTTCAGTTTAATTTTATTCATTATGTGTATTATTTTATCTATTAAATTATATTTAAGTAATAATTATTTTTTTTTCAATTTTTATACAATTTTACACCTGCTAAGAACGAATCTTGAGATTCAATTAAAAGGGTTATTATAACATCTAACAATGTTATAAATATATTATAATATATTCAAAATAAATTATAATGAATTTTATCTCACATAATTTTATATTTTATTATAATTATGCCAAACCCAAATGATTTAATTGATAGTATAAATTCTACCGATGTTAATAATGCTGCTAGCAAAGAGGATAAAAAATGTGCACCTGGTAAAACTTTTGAGGACGGATCATGTATATCATTAAATGTCCTCATTGAAATGGCAAAAGCTCATAATAAAGAATGTGAGGCAAGCAATGATAGTAAAAATATTATCAAATTGTATCCATCATTTGAAACATTAAATAGAAAAAAATACAAAAAATATCTCGTAATGGAATTCAAAAAAAAGTATAATGACGTATGCACTACAGGACCTGTTCAAAAATGCTGGTTGTCTCAACCATTCATAAAACGCATGCAAAAACTTCAGCAAGAAGAATTAACAAAACAAACATTTAGACCAGATGGACCTCAAGGAAAATTCGAATGGTTGAATACACTTAATATTAATGATGTTATGAAACAATATGAAAATAAATATAAAGATTTTAAATTCTTAGGAGCCGTTCCAATGGATTTTGATGATATTACACCTCTTGGAATTAAAGAATTAGATCTTACATTGCTACAACAAAATGGAAAACATAGGATCGGAATTATATTTAATTTGGATGAATCATGGAAATCAGGATCCCATTGGGTTGCTGGATATGCTGATTTAAATAAAGGAGATATTT